CGACCTGACAAACACTGACTGGATTTACGGGGTGGATTTATGAAAAACATCGCCGCACAGATGGTTAACTTTGACCGTGAGCAGATGCGTCGAATCGCCAACAACATGCCGGAACAGTACGACGAAAAGCCGCAGGTACAGCAGGTAGCGCAGATCATCAACGGTGTGTTCAGCCAGTTACTGGCAACTTTCCCGGCGAGTCTGGCTAACCGTGACCAGAACGAACTGAACGAAATCCGCCGCCAGTGGGTTCTGGCTTTCCGGGAAAACGGATCACCACAATGGAACAGGTTAACGCAGGAATGCGCGTAGCCCGTCGGCAGAATCGACCATTTCTGCCATCACCCGGGCAGTTTGTTGCATGGTGCCGGGAAGAAGCATCCGTTATCGCCGGACTGCCAAACGTCAGCGAGCTGGTTGATATGGTTTACGAGTATTGCCGGAAGCGTGGCCTGTATCCGGATGCAGAGTCTTATCCGTGGAAATCGAACGCGCATTACTGGTTGGTTACCAACTTGTACCAGAACATGCGGGCCAATGCGCTGACTGACGCGGAATTACGGCGCAAGGCTGCCGATGAACTGACCTGTATGACAGCGCGAATTAACCGTGGTGAGACGATACCTGAACCAGTAAAACAACTTCCTGTTATGGGCGGTAGACCTCTAAATCGTGCACAGGCTCTGGCGAAGATCGCAGAAATTAAAGCTAAGTTCGGACTGAAAGGAGCAAGTGTATGACGGGCAAAGAGGCAATTATTCATTACCTGGGGACGCATAAGAGCTTCTGTGCACAGGACGTTGCCGCGGTAACAGGCGCAACCGTAACCAGCATAAATCAGGCTGCGGCTAAAATGGCGCGGGCAGGAATCCTGGTCGTTGATGGTAAGGTCTGGCGAACGGTGTATTACCGGTTCGCTACCAGAGAAGAACGGGAAGGAAAGGTGAGCACGAATCTGATTTTTAAGGAGTGTCGCCAGAGTGCCGCGATGAAACGGGTATTGAGGGTATATAAAAGAACATCAATGGGTACACAATGATGAAACAGGTGAGTTGAGTTCAAACTGTAGTACAATTCTCTCCAGTTTGAACAGGAAAGAATATTCTATGAACCCTTATATTTATCTTGGTGGTGCAATACTTGCAGAGGTCATTGGTACAACCTTAATGAAGTTTTCAGAAGGTTTTACACGGTTATGGCCATCTGTTGGTACAATTATTTGTTATTGTGCATCATTCTGGTTATTAGCTCAGACGCTGGCTTATATTCCTACAGGGATTGCTTATGCTATCTGGTCAGGAGTCGGTATTGTCCTGATTAGCTTACTGTCATGGGGACTTTTCGGCCAACGGCTGGACCTGCCAGCCATTATAGGCATGATGTTGATTTGTGCCGGTGTGTTGGTTATTAATTTATTGTCACGAAGCACACCACATTAAAAATAATTTGTTTCTAAACGACTAAAATATGGAGGTTCTTATATTTATATGAGCCTCGTTTTATGCTTTTTGTTAATGTCTTTATTTTTTTATGTATTCTTTTGTGCTTTCAAGATTATGGCGTAAGAAAATTGCAATACGATTATTGTTGTATATTCAAGATAATGTGATCTTAATTGTCTTTTTAAATAAAAATTAAACAAAAATTATATCCCACCACTAAGGTTTATAAAAGCATACGTTAGCAGGTGTCACCATGAAAAAAGCCATAGCATATATGCGATTTTCATCACCAGGTCAGATGTCTGGCGACTCATTAAACCGACAGAGAAGACTTATTGCTGAATGGTTAAAGGTAAATAGTGATTATTATCTTGATACCATAACATATGAAGATTTAGGATTAAGTGCATTCAAAGGAAAGCATGCACAATCAGGAGCTTTTTCGGAATTTTTAGATGCTATAGAGCATGGTTATATATTGCCAGGAACTACATTGTTAGTTGAAAGTCTGGACAGACTTTCAAGAGAAAAAGTCGGTGAAGCGATTGAACGTCTGAAATTGATTTTGAATCACGGTATTGATGTTATAACTCTTTGCGACAATACAGTCTATAATATTGACTCTTTGAATGAGCCATATTCATTAATAAAAGCCATACTTATAGCACAAAGGGCAAATGAAGAAAGCGAGATAAAGTCAAGTCGGGTTAAATTATCATGGAAGAAAAAACGGCAGGATGCACTGGAATCAGGTACGATTATGACGGCGTCTTGTCCGAGATGGCTCTCCTTAGATGACAAAAGAACGGCTTTTGTTCCAGACCCCGACAGGGTGAAAACTATTGAGCTAATTTTTAAACTCAGGATGGAAAGGCGCTCATTGAATGCAATAGCCAAGTATTTAAATGATCATGCTGTAAAGAATTTCTCAGGAAAAGAAAGTGCATGGGGACCTTCTGTAATTGAAAAATTATTAGCGAATAAAGCTCTGATAGGTATATGCGTACCTTCATATCGTGCAAGAGGGAAAGGGATAAGTGAAATCGCTGGCTATTATCCCAGAGTCATATCAGATGATTTGTTTTACGCTGTACAGGAAATTCGGTTGGCACCTTTTGGTATTAGCAATAGTAGCAAGAATCCTATGCTAATAAATCTACTTCGAACAGTTATGAAGTGTGAGGCTTGTGGTAATACCATGATTGTTCATGCGGTATCTGGAAGTTTGCATGGCTATTATGTTTGTCCGATGAGAAGATTACATCGATGTGACAGGCCATCAATAAAAAGAGATTTGGTTGATTATAATATCATTAATGAATTGCTTTTTAATTGTAGCAAAATTCAACCAGTTGAAAACAAGAAAGATGCTAATGAAACTTTAGAGTTAAAAATTATTGAGCTTCAGATGAAAATTAATAATTTAATCGTTGCATTGTCTGTCGCGCCTGAAGTTACCGCTATAGCAGAGAAAATAAGACTATTAGATAAGGAATTACGAAGGGCTTCGGTATCATTGAAAACTTTGAAGAGTAAAGGTGTAAATTCATTCAGTGATTTTTATGCTATTGACTTAACCAGTAAAAATGGACGAGAGTTATGCCGTACACTTGCCTATAAAACATTCGAAAAAATCATAATTAATACGGATAATAAAACCTGTGATATCTATTTTATGAATGGCATTGTTTTTAAACACTATCCTTTAATGAAAGTAATATCTGCCCAGCAGGCGATAAGTGCTCTCAAATATATGGTTGATGGTGAGATTTATTTCTAAATAATGATCTCGGATTTTAAGTTATGCTATGATGATAAAGTGCAAGACAGAATTAATTATCTTTAACGAAACTTAATGGGTAATTACTTTGTTTGCTCCCACAAGCGAGTTTTGTACGGCTGTATTGGGGTAGTAAATGAGCTATACAATCTTAATCATTTGTTAGGTGAGAACTCTTGGTCGCAGATTCAAATACTGAAAATACGTGACAAATTATTATGAGCAAAATGGTGTATGTCACGTATTTTGAATGGTAGGTTAAAAAATAACACCGACTTTCGTAGGTATTACTAATAATAAAGCAGAGTTTTTAGATAGTATCAATGTGCTTTGTGTATATTGTGGCAAATAATTGGGTTGGGGGTACAATTGTGATTGCTTTTGCATGAACATTGCGCCTTTATGCATAATGAGATAAAGGAATATCAAATAAAATAACGATAGGTCATAACAAAGAGGTTTTTATGAAAACACTTATCGTTTCAACTGTATTGGCATTCATAACATTTTCTGCGCAGGCTGCAGCATTTCAGGTCGCTAGTAATGAAATAAAAACAGGAGAGCAACTTACAACGTCTCATGTCTTTTCTGGATTTGGGTGTGAAGGTGGTAATACATCGCCCTCATTAACCTGGTCTGGTGTTCCTGAAGGTACCAAAAGCTTTGCCGTAACTGTATATGATCCAGATGCACCTACAGGCAGTGGTTGGTGGCATTGGACTGTTGTTAATATTCCAGCAACAGTAACATATTTGCCCGTTGATGCAGGGAGACGTGATGGAACAAAACTGCCGACTGGTGCTGTTCAAGGCCGAAATGATTTTGGCTATGCTGGGTTTGGTGGCGCATGTCCTCCTAAAGGAGATAAACCACATCATTACCAGTTTAAAGTATGGGCTCTAAAAACTGAAAAGATTCCTGTAGATTCTAACTCCAGCGGAGCGTTAGTTGGTTATATGCTTAATGCTAATAAAATCGCAACCGCTGAGATAACACCAGTTTATGAGATAAAGTAGGGTGAGAGTATGCTGGCAAGAGGTAAGACTAACTTAAAGATCGAAGAAATACGGATGCATAAACATCATGAGATTCATAGGGTTAAGCCTCTTATGCCAGCTTTGTGTCGTATCCGTCAGGGAAAGAAAGTTATCAATTGGGAGACGCATACTTTAACTGTTGATAATAATCAAATAATATTATTTCCTTGTGGTTATGAATTTTATATTGAGAATTATCCTGAAGCAGGGCTTTATCTTGCAGAAATGCTTTACTTACCCATTGATTTAATTGAGAGTTTCCAAAAGCTTTATACGGTAACTGATCAAATACGTAACAAAACAAGTTTCTTTTTACCTCAGAATCCTGAGTTAATATATTGTTGGGAGCAACTAAAAACATCTGTTTCCCGAGGCTTCTCAACTAAAATTCAGGAGCACTTAGCAATGGGCGTTCTACTTTCGTTAGGAGTGAATCATGTTAATCATTTACTTTTATCATATAGTAAACAATCATTGATAAGTCGTTGTTATAACCTGCTGCTATCCGAACCCGGCACAAAATGGACAGCAAACAAGGTTGCTCGATATCTCTACATTTCTGTTTCTACATTACATCGCCGTCTAGCAAGCGAGGGGGTAAGTTTCCAAAGTATACTGGACGATGTGAGGTTAAATAATGCGTTGTCTGCTATACAAACGACGGTAAAACCTATAAGCGAGATTGCCAGAGAAAATGGTTATAAGTGTCCTTCGCGTTTTACTGAAAGATTTCATAATCGTTTTAATATAACACCAAGAGAGATAAGAAAAGCTTCCAGAGAGTAAAAGTGTTTTAAGAAGGAGCAATTCTATCGATTTTGATTTTGGGAAATCAACACGGCATAATTATGTCACCGGAGCCTGAACAACTCCGGTGACTTCTGCGCTAAACGGGGACGTTTATGCGCACATACAATCCAAACTCTCTTCTCCCTTCACAGATGCAGAAATGCACCTGCAATTCTTTGCATCTAGCGTTTGACCTCTGCGGAGGTGAAGCGTGAACCTCTCACAAGACGGCATCAAATTACATCGCGGCAACTTCACCGCTATCGGTCGGCAGATCCAGCCTTATCTGGAGGAGGGCAAATGCTTTCGCATGGTGCTTAAACCGTGGCGTGAGAAACGCAGTCTTTCCCAGAATGCACTCAGCCACATGTGGTACAGCGAAATCAGTGAATACCTCATCAGCAGGGGTAAAACGTTCGCCACTCCAGCTTGGGTAAAAGATGCTCTCAAACACACATATCTCGGTTATGAAACCAAAGACCTGGTTGATGTCGTAACCGGTGATATCACCACTATCCAGTCGTTACGCCATACCTCCGATCTTGATACCGGAGAGATGTATGTCTTCCTGTGTAAGGTTGAAGCCTGGGCGATGAATATTGGTTGCCATCTGACTATTCCGCAGAGCTGCGAGTTCCAGCAGCTCCGTGACAAGCAGGAGGCGTAATGGCTACACCGCTTATTCGTGTCATGAACGGACACATCTACAGAGTATCAAATCGTCGTAAGCGTAAGCCTGAGCTGAAGCCATCCGAAATACCAACACTGCTCGGATATACCGCTAGCCTGGTTGATAAAAAATGGTTGCGACTGGCAGCAAGGAGGAATCATGGCTGATTTGAGAAAAGCAGCGCGTGGTCGGGAATGCCAGGTAAGAATCCCTGGCGTATGTAATGGCAATTCTGAAACGTCTGTACTGGCACATATCCGGCTGGCTGGATTGTGCGGTACCGGTATCAAACCGCCAGACCTGATTGCCACCATTGCATGTTCTGCCTGCCACGACGAAATCGACCGCCGCACACATTTTGTCGATGCTGCATATGCAAAAGAATGCGCGCTGGAAGGTATGGCGAGAACACAGGTTATCTGGCTGAAAGAGGGGGTTATTAAGGCGTGAATACCTACAGTATCACATTACCCTGGCCTCCGAGCAATAATCGCTATTACCGCCATAATCGCGGGCGCACGCACGTCAGTGCAGAGGGGCAGGCATACCGCGATAACGTCGCCCGAATCATTAAAAACGCAATGCTGGATATCGGCCTGGCTATGCCTGTGAAAATCCGCATTGAGTGCCACATGCCGGATCGCCGTCGCCGTGACCTGGATAATCTGCAAAAAGCCGCTTTTGACGCACTCACTAAAGCAGGTTTCTGGCTGGATGATGCTCAGGTCGTTGATTACCGCGTTGTGAAGATGCCTGTTACCAAAGGTGGGAGGCTGGAACTGACCATCACCGAAATGGGGAATGAATGATGTTTGAGTTTAATATGGCAGAACTTCTTCGCCACCGCTGGGGGCGTCTGCGCTTATATCGTTTCCCCGGTTCTGTTTTGACCGATTACCGAATACTGAAGAATTACGCCAAAACCCTGACAGGAGCAGGAGTATGAAGTCAGAGATAACAATCAACTAATACTGTTTTGTTGATTTTTGCTTGTAATTGGCGTTCTGGTCTGATTTTTGTGGAGTAAGTTGATGCGTGATATTCAGATGGTTCTTGAGCGTTGGGGAGCGTGGGCGGCTAATAATCATGAAGATGTGACCTGGTCGTCCATTGCCGCCGGTTTTAAGGGACTGATCCCCGAAAAAGTAAAATCACGCCCGCAGTGCTGTGACGATGATGCGATGGTGATATGCGGGTGTATAGCCCGCCTTTACCGGAACAATCGCGATCTGCATGACTTGCTGGTTGATTATTACGTGTTGGGGGAGACGTTCATGGCGCTGGCACGGAAACATGGGTGCTCTGACACCTGTATAGGTAAACGCCTTCACAAAGCGGAGGGGATTGTTGAAGGCATGCTGATGATGCTGGGAGTGAGGCTTGAGATGGATCGGTATGTTGAGCGTGAATTGCCGGGAGGGAGAACCTCTGTATTTTATCAGCGAAAAAATAGTTTACGATCGTAAAAATCTGCATATCATGATAAGAGTGGTTACATTGCCACGCAGTCGAACCCGCCGATGCGCGGGTTTTTTTGTACCCCGAATCCTGTGAGCTATACGGAAAGTACACAGAAAGGAAGGTGCGACCGTAATTAATAACAAAATCTTAAAAATCGCATATAGCACTATTAGTTTTCTAAATATTGTATATTTTAAGTATTGCAGGATAACCCTGTAACGAAGTTTGCGTAACAGCATTTTGCTCTACGAGTTTGCCAGCCTCCCCCAGTGGCTGGCTTTTTTATGTCCGTAGCGTCAAAGCAGCAATGGCGCTAGGGCGTCGTGCAATTGGCGTTGAGCTGGAGAGCGGGCGTTTTGAGCAGACGGTCAGGGAAGTTCAGAATGTAGTCAGTCAGAACGGATGATATTGCAGAATTAGTTACGTACCGTTATTATCCTGCGCCCGGCCCTTTAGCTCAGTGGTGAGAGCGAGCGACTCATAATCGCCAGGTCGCTGGTTCAAATCCAGCAAGGGCCACCATCACATACCGCCATTAGCTCATCGGGATAGAGCGCCAGCCTTCGAAGCTGGCTGCGCGGGGTTCGAGTCCTCGATGGCGGTCCATTATCTGCATTATGCGTTGTTAGCTCAGCCGGACAGAGCAATTGCCTTCTGAGCAATCGGTCACTGGTTCGAATCCAGTACAACGCGCCATATTTATTTACCAGGCTCGCTTTTGCGGGCCTTTTTTATATCTGCGCCGGGTCTGGTGCTGATTACTTCAGCCAAAAGGAACACCTGTATATGAAGTGTATATTATTTAAATGGGTACTGTGCCTGTTACTGGGTTTTTCTTCGGTATCCTATTCCCGGGAGTTTACGATAGACTTTTCGACCCAACAAAGTTATGTCTCTTCGTTAAATAGTATACGAACAGAGATATCGACCCCTCTTGAACATATATCTCAGGGGACCACATCGGTGTCTGTTATTAACCACACCCCACCGGGCAGTTATTTTGCTGTGGATATACGAGGGCTTGATGTCTATCAGGCGCGTTTTGACCATCTTCGTCTGATTATTGAGCAAAATAATTTATATGTGGCCGGGTTCGTTAATACGGCAACAAATACTTTCTACCGTTTTTCAGATTTTACACATATATCAGTGCCCGGTGTGACAACGGTTTCCATGACAACGGACAGCAGTTATACCACTCTGCAACGTGTCGCAGCGCTGGAACGTTCCGGAATGCAAATCAGTCGTCACTCACTGGTTTCATCATATCTGGCGTTAATGGAGTTCAGTGGTAATACAATGACCAGAGATGCATCCAGAGCAGTTCTGCGTTTTGTCACTGTCACAGCAGAAGCCTTACGCTTCAGGCAGATACAGAGAGAATTTCGTCAGGCACTGTCTGAAACTGCTCCTGTGTATACGATGACGCCGGGAGACGTGGACCTCACTCTGAACTGGGGGCGAATCAGCAATGTGCTTCCGGAGTATCGGGGAGAGGATGGTGTCAGAGTAGGGAGAATATCCTTTAATAATATATCAGCGATACTGGGGACTGTGGCCGTTATACTGAATTGCCATCATCAGGGGGCGCGTTCTGTTCGCGCCGTGAATGAAGAGAGTCAACCAGAATGTCAGATAACTGGCGACAGGCCTGTTATAAAAATAAACAATACATTATGGGAAAGTAATACAGCTGCAGCGTTTCTGAACAGAAAGTCACAGTTTTTATATACAACGGGTAAATAAAGGAGTTAAGCATGAAGAAGATGTTTATGGCGGTTTTATTTGCATTAGCTTCTGTTAATGCAATGGCGGCGGATTGTGCTAAAGGTAAAATTGAGTTTTCCA